TTAATTTAATAAATTAACTGCTTTTCTAAGTTCTTCAATATCTTTATGTGTATAAATTTCTTCTGTGGTTTTAAAATCTGTATGTCCTATAAGTTTTATTATAGATGTACTATTAGCATTAGCATTATTTAGCAATGTAGCAAACGTATGCCTTGTATCGTGTATTGTATGCTTCTGTAATTCTAGCAGCTCTAACATTTGATTAAACTGTGTTGAAAAATTAAAATAAATATATTTGTTACCTTTGTTATTAAAGAAAAAATATTCTTTAGAATAGTCTATATTGTCTTTAAATAATTGTATAACTTTTTGAGAAATTGGAATTTTCCTAACTCCTGATAATGTTTTACTTTTTCTAATATAGATTACATTCTTATCTAAATCAACATCTTTAGTTTTTAAATTTATAAATTCGCTAATTCTAAGCCCTGTATAAATCAAAATTAAAGTGCCATAAGTCATCTTTTTTACGAATCTATTATCAGAATCTAAGTTATCAAATAGTATTTTTATTTCATCAGTTGTAAAAATTTTTCTCTTAATTACTTTTTTATTTTTTCCAAGTTCAATAAATTTTATACGATTAGTTTCTATAAATTCATTTTTTAAAGCAAATTCAAATATCATATTAAAAATGCTCCTAACAAAAGACTTTGTTCCATAAGAATTATTCATATCATCAAAAAACTTTTGTAATGTATATAATTTTAACTCTTTTATTTTAACCTCATCAAACACATCTAATTTTTTCAACTGAAAATTTAAGTTTTTTAAAGTAACACTAGATACTGTTTTAGAATATCCTTTATACCATAAATCTTTTACATCTTTAAAAGTCTTACCACTATAAAGAGTTGGATTATTCAAATATCCTAACAATTCTGTCTGTGCTTCTTTTCTAGTTTCATATGTTCCTATAATTTTTCTTTTTTGCTTTCCATTTTCAAAGCCTATTGTAACTCTAGCTACCCAGCATTTCCTCCTTTTTCCTGAAAGTTTATATACACTGCCTGATCCGTTTTCATTTTTCATTTTATCCTCCTTTAAAAAAAAGAGGGAGTTTATATAATATTACTCCCCCTTTTAATTTTTGTAAACATCTTTAATTGCTTGGATAGTATTCGTGGAAAAGTTTTTTACTAATTTTCCCACTTGAAAGAGCTTTCATATCTAGCTTATTTTTTTTACAATGTATTTTATTCATCTTGTCTATTACTCTATAAGCAGTTGCCCTAGAACATCTTAAAAGCTCCATTACTTCCTTTGCATTATATGTTAATTCTTCCATTAATTCCTCCTTACACTTCATTAACCCAACTAGGTATTTTATAAAAACCTTCAATATTTCCAAAAGCTTCAACCATTTCAGAATCATAGTCATAAAAATTGTCATCATCATCTAAATCAATATTTTTTTCTTTTGCTTCAGCTATTTTTAATAAATTAAGTAATTGTGTATAAGGATTTTCATCGCCTTGAAATTCATTATACATTATAAAATAATACTCTCCTAAAAATGCTCCACACTTCTCAAAACATTCTTTTGAATTTGGATATTTTTTTATAAAGTCATCTATGTCTTTTTTATTATAATTTTTTACATCTACTGTCATACTCATATTAATTCCACTCCTTACTTATCTTTATATTTCACATTTTTATAATATTCTAGCTTGTTTATATGCTTCTCAAAATCTTGCTCACTCAATCCAACCATTAAAAGTAAATTTACAGTAGCAGTTATTAAGTCTAAGCCCTCAGCTATAAAATTATCTCTATTTTTTATATAACTAAAACTATCTTTTTTTACAACCTCATCTAATAACTCTTTGTACTCCTCTTTAACTTTTCCTAACTGAGCCATATTAGGAGCTCCATAAGCCAAAGATTTATAGTTTGCTAATTTATTAAAATCAATCTCCATTTTCACTCCTTTATAAATACCAACCAATGTGTTTTAGCTCTCTTGTTTCCAAATAAAGGTTTAATATCTGTTAGCTTTAATATTTCTGATAATTTAATCTGTTCCTCTTTCCAGTTACTACCAAGATGGCCATACTTTTTAGCCAACCAACTTTTCTCTCCAACTCTTACTAAATGTGGAGGATCAAATACTACTAACTTAAAACTATTATCTGAAAAAGGGATACTCCTAAAATCTGCAACTATGTCTGGCTTTATTTCTAGCTTTCTTCCATCACATAACATATCTTCAAGCTCTCTATTATCCATATATACTGTATCATCTCTGCTTTTCTGAAACCAAAACATCTTACTTCCACAACATACATCAAGAATTTTTTTAGTCATCTTCCACCCATTCTGCAATTCTTTTCAATTCATCTAGTGTCATTTCTTTTCCATATAGCCAAGTTTCACAATTATAAAATTTTTCTTCTCTAAAAACTTTTTTAATATTTCCATTTTTATCTATAAGACAAAATTCAACTTTTTCTAAATAAACTATCTTTTTACTTTCTTTATCTCTCCACATTTTCACCCTCCAAAGCTTCTATCTTCTTTTTTAGTTCTTGTAAGCATTTATCACATAAACTTATTATAGTTCCACTATTTCCACTATCTTGTCTTATTAATAAAAGATTACTTTCAATTTTACTACCACAACTATTACAAAAGTTACCTAATTGTCTATAATTAATTTTTTCTTTTTCTTTGCTATTTTTATTTAATATTTCAATCATTTTATCCTCCTATTTTCCATACTTTGAACATCCTCCCGACGTCAGCAAAATGTTCAACTTTAGATTTTTACGACTGTTTCAATTTTGGAAATAGTCGTATATTTCTTAACTTACTCCATTTCCTGAATGTCTATAAATTCTTTTTTTGTAGCATTTTCTAATTTTTCAGCTATTTCTCTTAAATTTTTAGCTATTGTTGTTAGTCCTTTTTTCATTTTCATATTTGTTGTATTTTTATTTATGCCTATAAGTAAGTCAACATCTGCCCATTGTGATAAAATATTTCTGTTAAATTCCCAAATTTTACTTATTAGCAAAGTTTCACTATTAAACTCACTATAAAAACAATTATTTTCTCTATTACTTTTATAGTTTTCTTGAAATAATTTTTGTTGCTTTGTTTTAGTCATTATTCTTTCTCCTTAAAAGCTTGAAAGTGATTAGTATACACTTTCTTTAACTCTTTTATTTGCCTGTCACTTAAAAATATTCCTGCTATATGATATTTTTTACTAAATTCTATTTTTCCTATTGCATGACTTTCAGTGTGATGGTCTCTGCACAAGCACATATATCTAAGTTCTCTCCCATCATCAAACTTATAGCCTCCTATCCTTGCAACATTATCATAATGTTCAAGTTCTCCAGGTTTACCACAGATAGCACAAACTTTATTTTTAAGACATACATAGTTAAAAGCCTTTTCATAATTATCTGCCATTGTATCTCTAATATCTGTTTTTAAAGGTACTCCATAATGAATACATATTTCTATCAACCAACTTACAAAATCATTTGCTTGATGTTGAGATAAGCAGGGTAAAGCTAAACTAAAAGTTTTATTTTCTATTAATGAACTTTGCAGAGAATTTACAAAGATATTTTTTAATTCTGTTTCAGCTTCTTTTATAGTTTTATATTTATTTTCTTTTAGAAAATTAGAAAAATCTGTAAGTGGAGATTTTAAAGGTTTTAAATCATATTCTTCCAAAAATCTTTCTTTTATTTGTCTTTTAGTTTTCTCTAAATCTAATTTATATGGAATGCTTCCTGCTTCTTGTCCTGTAAAGAAATTAGATATTTCTCCAAATATTGCATATATTAGTTTTTGAGTATCCCTGCTGTATCCAAACTTATTCATTTTTGTTTACTCCTATCTTTTATTTTTTAAAAAATCTTGAACAAACCAAAGTTGTCCACATCCACCACCAATTGTATCTTGTCCACTAGGATCAAAAACTCTAACATTGTAACCATCTTTTAAAAAATCATTAGCAATTTTATTTATAAATTCTAAATCTCTAAATTCAGATTTTAACTTATTTTCTTTATCAATATTACATATTACTGAAAATGTTAAATAAAAATATTTTGCTGGAAATAAATCTTTTAATCTATTTATTTCTTCTAAACCTGTATTATTACCATCTATGCAGTAATTTAAAAATACTGGTCTATTTGTTTCATTACTCCATATAATTCCATAATCTCTAATTTCTCTTAAATTCATTTTATTTTTATATGGGATAAGTTTATTTCTTTTTTCTTCATCTGCTTGATGTATTGAAAATTGTAAGCCTACATTTTTTATTTTTTTTGATATTTCTAAGATTTCATTTAAAGTATTATTATTTTTTAATCCAACTGTTGACAATAAAAGTTGTGCATTTGGATACTTTTTATTCAATTCTTTTATAGCTTCTTTGATATTAGAGAAGTTAAACATTGGCTCCCCCATTGACATAAACATTATTTGAAATTTTTTTATTTTTTGAGTAGTTTCAATTTCTTTTAAAACTTTTTCTTTTATTACATAATCTATTTGATATAGAATTTCATCAACAGTTAAATTTCTTATGAAATTATTACCTGTACCACAAAAAGTACAAGCAACAGGACAACCACATTGAGTGCTGCAACATATTACGGTTCTTTCACCATAACTACCATATTTATATAGAACACTTTCTACAACAACATCATTTTTCTTAGAAAAAACAAATTTGCTTACATTATTATCTATAAATTCTCTAACATTAAACATTCTTTTATCCCCCTATCTATTACCAAGGAAACTCTTCATTATCTTGTGACTCTTCCTTAGTTTCTGTATTTTCTACATTTTCTTTTTTACTTCCTACAAATTCCACTGTTTCCACAAATACACTTTGTTTATAAACTTTAGATCCTTCTTTTTCTAAAGTTTCTGTTTTTATATTCCCTCTTAACAAAATCTCTTGTCCTTTTCTAAAGTATTCAGCTATAAATTGTGCTGTCTTTCCAAATGCTGTGCAGTATATAAAATCTGCACTAGCATTATTATCTTTACTATATCTGTTTACTGCGACAGTAAAATTTGTATAAGCTGTTCCTTGGTTGCTAAAATGTAAATTAATATCTCTTGCTAATCTTCCTTTTAAAACGACTAAATTCATATAATTATCCTCCTAACTATTTAATTTCTTTTTCATTTGTGAATATTCTCTTTTAGTTAATTCCTTAATATCTTTTTTATAGTGCTCTTTTATATAACTTTCCATATCTATATCAACAAATTTACAATAAGTTTTTAAGTCCTCTAACTCTTTTTGAGTACATTTTTGACTAAACTTAACTAAGACATCATGAGTTGATTGAAGGTCTTTTAAATCTAAACTTCCAAGATTTTTAGTTTTATATTTCTTTAAAATACCTTGCATATCCTCATCTGTTGCTATATTTGTAATAGCTTCACATAATAATTGTTTTTGATTTATCTTTAATTGATTTTCAAGAACTTCTAAATCTTCAATAGACATCATTCCAATTTCAGATAACTTATATTCTTTTTCATATTCATCTCTGTTTCTTTCATCTACCATTGAATTTATAGAACTTATTAATTGTTGTTTTTTGGCTCTGGATACTTCTTCATAAGAAGCTACTTCATCTCCATCTAAGCCTATTCCTAAGTTTCCTAATGCTCTACCTACTGCTGATGTTTCAGCATTTTCAACATGAGATGTTTTATTTACAAGAGAACTTTTTTCATCTCTTAACTCCATTGCTGTTCCAGTAGATTTTAAAATTCCGTTTTCATCTCTTATGATTACTCTGCAAGTTGCAACTTCTTGAGTTATAGAAAGCCATTCAGTTTCTAAACTCCAATTTTTAAAATTTTCAGAGCTTCTAAATTCTTTTAATCTCTCTACAACTGGAACATAATTTTTACCTTTTATATTTATAGTTTTCATCTTATCCTCCTAATTTATTGGCTTTTCTAAAACTATTAATTGTTGTACTATGTTTTGACATTCTTCTATACAGAACTTTAAATTGTTATATGGATAGCTATTTAAGTGTGCTGTGTCAAATCCTATATAAAAAGTGTCATCCCCTTCAGTTTCAAATTTATATCCTGTATAAGTAATTCCACCATGACATATAATGTTGTAATAAGGAATGTTTTTATTCTTACACTCTATATATCCACAATAATGCTTGCCATTATAAATAATTACAAATTTATAACTTTTGTACATTCCTATATATTCTTTTTTCTCCATTTAATCCTCCTACAGTAAATTATCAAAGTCATATAACTCTATGTATTTGTTATAAAGTTTTAAAACTATGTTAATTAACCATTTAACTTTGTACTTAACTACATCCATAAAAGATGCTTCCATATATTCAATCATTTACATTCCCCTCCCAAAGTTCTAATAATTTTATTATGTCTAAAATTCTTTTTTCATTAAGTCCTTTTAATTCTGTTCTGTACCAATATTTTCGAACAATCTTACAATTCATAGTTCTCTCCTTTTACTTTTTTAATCTTTCATTTAGTTCTTCTAAAAATAATTCATTTTTATATATTTTATATTCAGTATTTATTCCATTTTTTGCTATCTCTATCCCATTTTTTATTTCTTCCATATCTTCATATAACTGTATTAAGTAATCTAACTTTTCATTAAATCTTTCTAGTAAGTTTTCCATTTTTCCCTCCTTTGAGGGAGTTTTTACACTCCCTTATATAAAATCTCTTATGCTTAATCCTCTGCTTTTATATTGATTTTTTCTTTCATATTCCCAACTACTTACATTTACTTTTTTAGTTTCAATTTCATCTTTTAAATTATTTATAGCTTCAATAAACTTATTGAAATCATCAAACTTATCATTAAAACTATAAGTGCTTTCAGATTTTGGATCTGTTATTTCTATATCTATATATCCTTGAGCTTCAATGTTGTCCCAATTAGCATTTATAGAAGTATATTCATCTTCTAAATAACTTAAATCAGGAACATTAAAGTATTGATTTATTTCAGCACCTTTTATATCAGGTAAGTTATTTAGTTCTTCATCATAGTGATATAAAGTCCATTCATTATCTGTGAATTCTAAAACATAGTTTTTCATTTTCTTCTCCTTTTATTCCGATTAAATCGGATATTTTATTTAAAAAAATTTGAAATTGCTATCTTTTCTTATCTTGTCTTTATTATATCCTAATTAATCGGATAAGTCAAGAAAAAATTTCTATTTTAATCGGAAATGGTTTATAATAATAAAAAATACTAAGAATAGGAGGTATCTTTATGGAAAGCACAGCAATAGTTTTAAAAAAATTGCGTGAAAGTAGAAATCTAACAATAGTTCAACTTGCTCAACTTGCTGGAGTAGGAAAAGGAACAGTAGGAGATATTGAGACTGGTAAAAATAAATCTACTATTAAAACATTAGAGAAAATATCTAAAGCTTTGAAATTAACAGAAGAAGAACGTGGAGAATTATTTTCAAGCTTTGTTCCTAAAGATATAGGTGTAAAAATATTAAAAAACCCACTATATAAAGAATTGAATAGCAGAGGTAAAAAACAATTTGAGGATATAATTGAGCAATCTGCACTGATGTTTAATGATGAAAGCATATCACAAGAGGATAAAGAAAAGGTACTTATGGCAATTCAGGATGCATTTTTTGATGCTAAAAAGAAAAACCAAAAAAAGAAATAAAGTTGGTGATTAAATGAATATAAAACTGAGGGTATTAAATTTAATTGCAAGGCATAGAACTAGAAACCCTTTTAAATTAGCTAGAGCATTAAATATTGAAATAATATACCAGGATCTAGGAGAAGTAAGAGGATTTTTTAAGAAAATATTAAGAAGAAAATACATATTCATTAATAGTGAATTGAGTGAATTTGACCAGAAATTAGTTTGTGCTCACGAGCTCGGACATGCTATTTTACATTCTTCTAATAGAATACAATTTTTGATTGATAACACAAAAATACTAAGGAGAAATGAAATTGAAGATGAAGCAAATTTATTTGCTAGTTGGCTTTTATTTCCTAGTGATGATGTAGTAGAGGAATTAGAGTTTAAAGAAACTGAAACTAATTTTTGGATGTTTGAGGAAATAAAAAGATTGAGATCTTGAAAATCTATAAAAAAAGTAGGGAGAGACAATTTTTAAATGAGATATGAAGAATATAAAATCAAAGAAAAGACAGATTTTAAAACAAATAAAATAACTGGAGAGTTAGATATTATAAAAATAAAACCACATATTTCTGTTGATTTAGAAAATATAAAAAATATGGATAAGATTACTCTCACTAAAATTAACAATACCCAATCAGATTATTTTATTGTTGGGAATTTTGATGAAGACAATTTAAAAAATTCAAAAATTACTTTTAAACACTTTGCATTTGATGATAAAAAATATTATAATGTAGAAATAGAGAATGTAAAAAATTCTAATTTTTTTAAGCGTCTTATTGGAAAAAATGAACAGGAATCATTCTGGAGAATAAAAGTAACTGAAATTACAAAGAATGATACTCATCTATCTGATATAATGGAAACTGAAAAAAATTCTCAAGAGGATATTGAAATAAGAAATATATTAGAAAATTCTAGATTTAATATAGAAGATAAATTTTTAAAATTACTGAAACTTTATAAGTATAAGAGAATAAAAGAAATTTTTAAAAATTTTAAATTGGATATGTAAATAGGAGGTGTCTCATGAATACATTAAAAAATAATTTAAAACTTAGTTTAGAAGAAAAATTATTTAATTCTTATAAAAATCTAATTGAAGTTAAAGAAACTTCAGAAAAACAATTAGAAATTTCTTTACCAATATTTTTAAGTACTGGAGACGCTTTTGATTTTATAATAGAGATTTTAGATGACAGAAATTTAAATTTTAAAAACACCCTTTATAGTAGAATTGAAAATGCTCTAAAAGAATACATTACATTTTATGATTTTAGAAAAAAGTATTTACTTGGAAAGGAAAAATTTAAAGAAATTAAGACTGAAAATTTATTAAATAATGGTATAAGTCTCTCATTAGACTTAAAGAAAAATATCAAATACAGTAATGATGAAAATTTAATATTTGAAATATTTAATTATTCTTTTTCTGTAGTAAGATATTATAATTTTATTTATGATGATTTTATAACAAGAAAAAAATTAGATAAAGAGAGAAAAGGGTATATTTTTAAAAAAGAACTTGAAAATTTTGTTGAAAATTTAAATAAAAATAAAAGAGATAAACTAGAGGTATTAAAAGATGATGTATTAACATCTCAAAACAATACTTATTATATAAGTAATAAAGAACTTTTAACTGGTGTTTATGATAAAATACACTTTTGGGAATCTTTAAATGATTTTGAATTGATTCTTGAAAAATTAAAAAATAATAAAGAAATTAAAATAGAAAAAATATTTATGTTATATGAGGATATTCCTAAAAATTATATGAAAAAAGCAATGATTAATAAAAAACATATAATTGATAAAATTGATTTAAGGAACATTAATGATAAACAATACATTCTCCAAATTTGAACGAAATGTTATCTCAATCATATTAACTTATAAAAGAAAAGGTGTAGAATCTTCATTTAAAGAATTATTTGAACATGTTCTCAATACACTTTTTAAAAATATAGGTATCCAAATAACTAAAGAATCTGTTGTAATTTCTTTTTATGAACAAACAGAAACAGAGAATATGATAAGGACAAAAGAAAAAATATATGAATTAATTTTACTTTTGGATAAATTAAAAATGGAATATAATTTTTTTTATAACATTCCTAAAGAAGTTTCTTGTTTTGAGCATTATTTTTATAAGGATAGAGTTTACGTAAATACAAAGATAAAACTTGAAGAAGAAACATCAAATATTTTAAATTTAATTTTTTCAAATTACTTTATTACTTCAGATTTAAGAGATCTCAAAAACACTAATTTTAAAAGTATTGAAAGAAAAAATTTAGAATGGACTAAATGGGCTTTAATAATAGGAACACTATTTTCTATGCTATCATTTGGCTTAGAAATTTATCAAGTTATTAGTGTAAATGAAGTTAAAATTTTAAATCCAGAAGAAATAAAAAAAGATGTAAACATTTTTTTGTTAAAATAAATAAAACATTCTTAAACTCCATAAAATAGATAGTATTTAAGACCACTTTAATTAGTGGTTTTTTATTTCGCTTGACTTTTTACGTTTTATACTCTTGACATTTCCTATTAAAACGGATACAATAAGGAGAGGTGATTTTTATGGAAAAGAAAAAAGAAAAAGAAATTGCACAAAAACTATATTCAAAAATTGATTTATTCTTAAGAGAAAACAATTTAAATAGATATGAAGTTGCTAACAGAATGGGACATAGAAAACAAGCAGTTTCAGAAATTCTTTTGAAGCTTAAAGATGGTAAATTTCCAAGATTACAAAGTCTTTTGAAATTACAAGAAGCATTAGGTTTCCCTATTATTTTTTTTAATTTATAATTCCGTTTTAATCGTACAAATAAACTCTAAGGTTATTCCTTAGACAAATAGCTATAAGATCCTTGCTCACTGCTCCCCTCAAAAGTGAGTTCCTCTCTTATAGCTATCTGTGTAAGGTGTAGCTACTGGATAAAACTAAGTCCCAGAATGGGGTAATCTTTACAGCTGAGCATCTTATGTTTTATCCCCTTACAGGTTTAAGCATTTGCAGGTGTAAACAAGCTAGTGGTTGAGCGAGGAGCTGTAATTTATAGGATACAACGATGTATCTGAATTTTAAAGCTAGTCACACTGTTGCCCATGTGGAAAAGAGGCAAATATAAATTTTACCAGTTTTGTGAAAGTATAAACTGTTTATCTTGTGATTTATTCTAACTTAGAGATGTCAAGAACGGATCTAAGGACAGTATAGCTAGCCGAATAAGTCACAGGATATAAAACTTTTCTAATAAAATAAATTTATTAGTTGAATTGGTAGGAGCTGCTTAATAGCTTGCTCGCTAATAAGTAGCTTTTACCAATTGAGATAATAAAAGAGAGTGAGCAAGCTCTCCAATAACATAGGAGGAATAAATGAGAGACATAAGAAACAAAGGTTGGTTTTGGATTGAAAATTCTTTAATTGATAGAGATGATTTAAACCCATATGAGAAATTGTTATATATGACATTAGCTAGATATTGTGACAATAATGGTAAATGCTTCCCAGCTATTGAAACTTTAATAAAAGCTACTGGAATTAATAGCAAAGCTACAATTGTAAAATATTTAAAAAACCTAGAAGAAAAAGAATTGATTTTTGTTATTAGATGCTCAGGAAAAAGTAATACTTATTATTTAAAAAATGCTGAAAAAAAAGAAAAAGAGCAGTTCATTAGTAATAGTAGTTCAGGAGATGAACCTGTTCACGAGATGAACCACACCAGTTCACCAGATGAACTACTACCAGTTCACGAGGTGAACTCTAAGGAAACTAATTTAAAAAGACATAATAAAAAAACTAATAAAGAAAAAAATAAAAAAGAAAAATCAAAAAATGAGATCCAGGAATTTATAAATAATCTTAGTGAAGATAATGAATATAAAGAGCTTCTTTTTAAATACATTGAATATCGTAAGAATATTAAAAAGCCAATAAAAACAATACTACCTATCAAAAAAATAGTTAAAGATTTTCCTAATTGGCTTGTTTTAGATGAAGCTATTAATATTGCAATGGAAAAAGAATGGACTGGGTTAGAGCCTGAATGGGTAGAGAAACATAAAAAGTCTAAAGCTTTTAATAATAACAGTGAAAGTAAAATTGCTGAAAGCAAGGACACAAGCCATTTAAAAGTTGATGATGATTACATGGAACAAATGAAAGCGAGGTATGGATTATAATGACTAACCAAGAATTCAATACAGTATTTCAACCATTTTTAGACTATTTCCCTACAAGTGAAATGACTAAAGAAAAATTAAATATATATTATTTAGCACTTTCAAGTTTAACTGTTGAGAAATTAAATAAAGCTTTTATTTCAATGGTAAAAAACAGAGTATATAAGAATTTTCCACAGATAGCAGAAATACTTCAATATGCTTCTGGAACTACAGAAAATGAATTAGATGACAGAATTGTTATAGCAAAAAGAATGCTAAAAAATGCTATTGTCAGATATGGAAGCTATGGATCAGTAGAATTTGAAGATAAATCTATACATGCAGTGATAGATGCTCTTGATGGTTGGCAAAAGCTATGCAGTATGAATAGTGATGAATTAGAGAAGTTTTTAACTTTTGAGTTTTCAAAAATTTATAAAGCATATGCTAGAAATAAATATCAAGTAAGTGATTATTATATTGGGTTCTATGATATGCAAAATGGAACTAAAAATATAAATAAGATTGGATTTATGAGTATGAAACCAAGTCTTGAGAATAAATCTGAATTAAAGGAGTTGAATTAATAAATGAAAAAACAATATGTCTATAGTTTCGATGGAGATTACTATGATAGTGATTTATATGATACAAGAAAAGAAGCTATTGATGCTGGAATAAAAGAAGCTAAAAAAGAGAAATATTTATATTTTTATTTAGGAACTGCTACAAAATATGAAGAAGATTGTGGAGGAATAGCTGATACAGTTATTGAATATTTAAAATCATTTGCTGAAAATGAAGTTGGAGAAGCTGCAGAAGGTTATATGAATTTGACTAAAAAAAAAGAAAAAATACTAAATGAAAGACTAAAAAAAGTTATTTTAGATTTTCAAAAAGAATTTAAATGTGAACCTGATTTTTATAATATTTGTGATGTAGAAGTTGTAAACTTAATAGGAGTGATTGAGTAAATGGTTAGATACAATATAGAGGTAAAATACTTATGTTTTGGTAAAGAGCATACAAGTGAAGTTTACTATAATGCATTAGATAATTTAAATGAAGAAGAAAAAGAAAGTGTATTACAAGGTTATCTTGACATCGTAAAAACTTATAAAGGATTTGAAGGATTCTTAGAAAGTTATATTTGGAAAGATAGAGAAGAAAAAAGTCTTATAAATTTAAATAAACTGAAAAACTATAAATCGATAGCTTATGCTACTCCTTTGGCTCAGCTTGAGAAAGTAAAAGAAGAGTTTAATGAACTATTAAATGAAGTGGAAGTGAAAAGCTTGAGTCACAGTTTTATTAAGAATATTGATAATTTTAAAGCTGAAGCTTTGGATCTCATAACTGCTACTGTGAATCTGTTGCTTTTAACAGGACTGACAGATGAAGATTTTGATAAACATATTGAAAAACTGAATGACTACAAAAATGGAAAATATAAAAAGGAGAAAATCAAAGAATGAAAAAACCAAAGAGATTTTTGAAAAAAGATATGGAGAGAAAGAAAAAATATATAAATGAACTAAAAAGAAATTATATGAAAGGTATCTTTTTGATAGTGATGCATGAAGCTGTTTTGGAAAATGAGGACAAAAATGATTGAATATTTATTAGAACTTAGAGTAAAAGAAGAAAATAAAATTAGAATTATAAATAATCATATTTTTAGAGAAAAACCAATGTCAGATAGAGAAATTGAAGAAAAGCAAATAGAATTCTGTAAAAGTATGAGAGAAAATTATAGAGAAGCTGGAAAGACTTTAGAAATTATAGAGTATTCTATGACTGAGGTGAATTAAACCATTATGAGTAAAAATAAAAAAAGAGAAATAAAATTATTAAGAAAACAAAATAAATACTATAAAAGCTATATAACTAAACTTGGAAATGAATACTATGAACTAAATAAAAAAATATTTATCAAAGATAAAGAATTAACAATAGCTAAAGTAGATTTAGTTTTGAATAGATTTTATTTAACATTAATAGTTGTAATAGCAATAGTTGAATTAGGAATAATATTATTTTAAAAGGGTGAATTATTAAATGAAAAGTATATTTAAAATACCATTAGAAATAGACAGTAAGAAATGGAGTTTGAATAAAATATATGCTGGTGTCTATTGGTCAGTAAGGGCTAAGGATAAGGAATATATAAGACAACTTGTTAGAAGTGTTATAGGAATTAGAAAGCCTTTTGAGAAACCAGTACTAATTAAAATGGCTTTCAATAGTGGGTTGGACGTTTCTAATCATGGATATTTATTCAAACTAATAGAAGATGGGTTAGTAAAGTGTGGAGTTATTCAAAATGACAGTTATAAATATGTTCAATGTAATATAATGACATTACAGAAAGCTTTTAAAGGTGTAATAGTAGAAGTTGAGGAGATAGGTGATAAATGATAACAGAGGATATAAAAAAAGCAATACAAACTGAAGTAAAAAAACAATTAGGAGTTTTAAAAGATAATGATGGTCCAGGTAAAAATACACTAACACCATATGAGAAAACTATTGAACTTTTAAAAAATAGAAATCACTTCCAAAATAGAATTGAATATTTAAAAAATAACTTAGATAATATTGAGATTAAGAAAAAATATTCAATTGGAGAAATAAAAGCAACTAATAATGCTAATCTTAGTGAAATAGAAAAGATTGAAATTATAAAAGAAGAAAGATTGAAAGAGATAGAACTTTTAAAAGAATTGATTAATTTTACAAACTATGGATTAACTTCCATAGAAAAAGAAAAATATAAAGATATAATTCCTATGATGTATTTTGATAAAATAAAAATAGAGGATATAGCAGAAAAATTTGATGTAGATGAAAGAACTATTAAAAGAAATAGAAATTCATTGGTAAATACAATAGCAAATAACCTTTTTGAAAGTGAATTCCTGCAAAAGATAAAAAATATTTTTTTGTAAAATGTCCCTAAAATGTCCTTTTTTATTTTTGCAATATATTATATAATGTTAATATACGAAAGTTTAAAACAAACAAGTTACGACTTCTTGTAAAAAAGTCAAAATAATATGGTGCATCGGATTAATACTCTGACTAGACTGCGAAGGTCTTTTATTTGTGAAAACCAAATATGCACTGCCATATCAGATATCAATACTCTCGTGATTCTTAAATGAATAGGATATGTCCTCTACGGGAGTTTTTTTATTTATATAATCTTTTTATCTTTTCAATTTACACTATATATTTTTATTTTTTTTTATAAGATATATAATATAAGAAAATAAAAAATGAAAAGAGGGATAATATGGAAAAAAAGATAAAATCTATTAATTTTTCAGAGTTTCAACTAATAGAACTTTCTAAAAAATTATTAGAGGAAAATAAACTAAAAAAAATAAATGTTACAAATAAATATGCACAAGATGACTGGACTTTAGTGTGTGAATTAGAAGGAAGTTATGAGCTATTATTATATGATATAAAACCTATGGAAAAAAAATATCCTGAATTTAAATATACTTTGAAAGAAAATAAAGTATATTTTACTGCAAGTAAAGAATATGGATACCCAAAAAACGCAATAACAGAAGCTCAATTAAATGGAACTTTCAACAATTTATTTGAACATATAGAAAATATAAATTTTTTTATAGAATTAGTAATTAATAAAAAGATTTAACATTTCAAATATAACCAAGAGAACTTAAAAGGTTCTCTTTTTTTATTATAAATCGGAGGTGAAGTAGCATTGAAGTTAAATGTAAGGCAAAAATCTTTTTGTGAATATTATGTGGCATCTGGAAATGCTACTGAAGCTGCAATGAAAGCAGGATATAGTGAGACATATAGTAAGACAAGAACTAATGTTTTATTACAAAATGTCGAGATTTGTCGATATATAAATGAACTGCAAGAGAAAACAAAGACAAGTAGAATTATGACAGCTATAGAAAGAAAAGAATTTTTAACTAAGATGATATTAAAAGAAGAAACAAAAGACACTGATAGATTAAAAGCATTAGATATATTAAATAAAATGGATGGAGAGTATACTCAAAAAGTTGAGGTAAATGGAAATATAAATTCTAATCCATTTGCTGGACTGACAACTGATGAATTAAAGAAAATTATAAAAGATTAAAGGAGGTGTTGTGGGGGTGTATGATAAAGAATTGATAAAATTAGAAGCTAAAAAAGAATTAGCTAGGAGAGATTTTTGGTATTATTGTAAATTACTAGGTAAAAAAGATTTTTACAATGATAAAAAAGAATATTTAAAAGATTTATGTAATCAGTTACAAAGTTTTATTGATTCTAATAAAAAGATATTAGTTATTAATATGCCTCCAAGATTTGGAAAATCTTATACAGCAACCTTATTTGTTCAATGGTTGTTAGGAAGAAATAACAAATTAAAAATTATGACAGGATCATATAATGAAACTCTTTCTTCTACATTTGCTAAACAAGTAAGAGATATGATAGCAACAGAACAGACACAAGGGGTAACAGTTTATAGAGATATATTTCCAGATACTAAGATTAAATATGGAGAAGCATCAATGAACAAGTGGGCTTTGGAAGGAAGTCAAGTTGCAAATTATTTGGCTACATCTCCAACAGGAACAGCAACAGGGTTTGGAGCAGATTTAATAGTTATAGATGACTTAATAAAGAACTCTGAGGAAGCATATAACTCTAATGTCCTTGAAAAGCATATAGATTGGTTTACTAATACTATGTTATCAAGAACAGAAAAAGGTTTTAAATTAATAATCATAATGACCAGGTGGGCAAGTAATGACCTAGCTGGTTTTATTTTATCTAATTATGATGATGTGGTTCATATAAATTATAAAGCTATCAATGATGATGGAACTCCACTTGATGAAGGAACATTATCACTTGAGGATTTTGAGTTTAAAACTAAGAATATGGCAAAAGAAATTGTATATGCCAACTACCAGCAAGAGCCAATAGATATAAAGGGGAGATTATACAATGAATTTAAAACTTATGTAGATTTACCAAAAGAAAAGATTGTTAAAATATCTGCCTATTGTGATACAGCAGACACTGGAGATGATTTTTTATGTAATATTATTTATGCAGATTGTAAGGATAGTGCTTATATACTAGATGTTATCTATACCAAAGAAGCTATGGAAATAACTGAGCCACTTGTTGCAGAAGCATATAAAAAGTTTAATGTAAATGTTGCAGATATAGAAAGCAATAATGGTGGTAGAGCATTTGCAAGAAACATTGAAAGAATTACAAGAGATAAAGGAAATTATAAAACAGTTATTAAATGGTTCCATCAATCAGGAAATAAAATAGCAAGAATATTATCAAATAGTGCTTGGGTAAATAATAATATCTATATGCCTATAGATTGGAAAAATAAATGGTCAGAATTTGCAAAAGATATTATTTCTTATCAGAAGGAAGGAAAAAACAAACACGATGATGGACCTGATGCTTTAACTGGTGTTGCTGAGAAAATGGCAAGTGATGGATACAATTGGAATCTATAAGGGAGTAAGGTATGTTTAAGTTTATAAAAAACTTGTTTAGGAGAAAAAGAGATATGAATGGAGTACCGATAAAAGAATTAGAATTAATAATAAGAAACTTCTTAGCTAGTGAAAACTTAAAAAATATGCAATTAGGAGATAATTATTATAAAGGTAAACATGATATTTTAAATAGAGTTAGAAAAGTAATAGGACAAGATGGAAATTTAGTTCCAGCAATTAATTTAACTAATAATAAAATTGTAGACAATAAATTTGCTGGTGCTGTGGATCAAAAAACAGATTACTTATTATCAAAAACACCTAGTCTTTCATCAAAAAATGAAAAGGACATGGATAACTTAAATAAAATATTTAATAGTAAATTTTTCAAGCTATTACACTCAATAGGTAAAGGAACTTATTTGAATGGAATAGCTTTTTTATATGTCTACTACAATGAAAAGAGTGAGTTTTCATTTAAGAAATTTAAAGGTAGTGAAATTATTCCTATATGGAAAGATAATGATCATACTGAACTTGACTATGTTATAAGAATATATAAAACTAAAAAATTTACTGGATATGATTATAAGGAAGTTACTAATGTTGAAGTTTATACATTAGATGGAATAGATTATTATACTTGGGATAATGGATTAAGTTCTTTAATTGCCCATGAAAATTATATGAAGCTAGGAGATAAAGAATTCAATTGGGAGTATTTACCTGTTATTCCATTCAAAGTAGATGAAACAGAATTACCTTTAATTATAAAAGTAAAAAGTATTCAAGATGCAATAAATGAAGTAATAAGTGATTTTAAAAATGACATGGAAGATAATTCTAGAACTACTGTACTTGTGGTTAAAAACTATAATGGGCAAGGTGGTACATTAAGACACAATATGAATCTTTATGGTTATATTCCTGTTGGCTCTGATGGAGGAGTGGATCAATTAACAATTGAAGTTAATTCTGGAAACTATGAAACTATTTTAAAAATACTAAATAAATCTTTTATAGAAAATGCAAAAGCTTTTGATGCCAAAAGTGATAAGCTTCAAGGAAATGTAAATCAAATGAATATTCAATCTATGTACAGTGATATAGATTTGGATGCAGCAGCACTTGAAAGAGAATTCAAAGCTTCTTTAAAAATAGTGTTATGGTTTGTAAAGCAACATTTAAAAGCTGAATTCAATGAAGATGACATAGATATTATATTTAACAAAGATATTTTAATTAATGAAAGTCAAGCTATAGAAGATTGTCAAAAATCAGTTGGAATATTAAGTACAGAAACAATAGTTGCTCAACATCCTTGGGTAAATGATTCTAAAGCTGAATTAGAAAAAATAAAAAAAGAAAAAGAAAGCTCTATTGAAGAGATAGAGGAAACTTATGAAGGACATAATCATGAGTAACTATTGGGTAGATAGATTTACAGCTGAAGAAAATAGAATCAATGAATTATCTAAGGAACAAGTAAAAGCAGCTAAAAGGCAATATGATATAGCTTTAAAGAATACAAATCAAAAAATATATGAGTTTTATGCCAAGTATGCAAAAGATAATAATATATCTATGTATGAAGCAAAACAAAGATTTAACAAAAAAGAATTGAAAGAATTTAAAATGTCTTTGAGTGAATATGTTAGGAAAGGTCAATCACTTAATATAACTCCTGATGATGCTATTATAAAAGAATTAAAAAATGTTAGTTCAAGAGTTCATATTGAAAGACTAGAAGCTTTAAAAATGGAAATTAAAGCAGAAATAGATTTATTATCTAAGACTATGGAAAATAATTTAGATAAACATTTAAGAGAAGTTTACAGAGATACTTATTATAGAAGTGCTTACAGTATTCAAAAAGGTTTAGACAAGTTTTCTAATATAGAGAAACTAAATCCTGAACTGCTTGAAAGTTTAGTATATAAACCTTGGACAAAAGATAATACTAATTGGAGTAAAAGAATTTGGGGTAATGATAGTAAGTTAGTTAATACTTTACATACTAATTTAACTCAAAATATCATAACAGGAAAACCTTTAAAAGATATCATAGATACTATTGAAGAAAGATTTAATGTTGAAAGAAATATAGCTACAAGATTGATAATGACAGAGAGTGCAGCTTATCATTCAAGAGCAAAAGAAAGATGTATGAAAGATTTAGGCTGTGAAAAATATGAAGTTATTGCAACTCTTGATGATAGGACATCACCTATTTGTAGAAGTATGGATAGTAAAGTATTTGATATGAAAGATTATCAAGTAGGAGTTACTGCTCCCCCTTTTCATTCTAATTGTAGAACAGTTACTGCTCCTTACTATGATAAAATAGAAGGAGATACTAACCTAAGAGCTTCAAGAACAGAAGATGATGACTATAAGTTAGTAGATGTTAAAGATTATCAAGATTGGTATGATAATTATGTTGAGAAAAAGAATAAAAGTAGTATAATAAAAGAAAATATTCCTTTAACTTTAGAAAAATTTAAAGTGCATTCTAAAAAATGGAAAAATGAAGTAATTGATAAAATATTAACAGAAGAAGAACAAAACTTAATAAGAAAAAAAATAAAAAATATTGAAGAAAATAGTGCTTTTTTGATGAGAATTCCAAGTACTAGTATAGATAATTTAGTTCAAAAAAATAAATTTATGAATCTTTTTGAAAGTGGAAATAGTGGCGGAGTTCCAAATATAGAAGCTCGTATGAAAGTAAGTAAAAATTTATTTGGGCATAATTTAGATAAAGAATCTTTTGTTTCTTCTGAAAAATATGGTTATTTATCAAGTAAAGATTTTCTTGAAGATATTGATTTTTTTTCAAAGAGATATGGAACATCACAATATGGAGATATAATAATAAGTTTTAACAAAGATAAAATAAAAGATAGAATAACTTATACTTTAGATGACAGTCTTCTAGCTGGAGCAACTAGAGCAGTTGTATCTGGAGATTTTAAAGATAATTTATCATTGGGAATTGATAAATATAACTTAAAAAAATATTATGAAGTTTTAAAAGATTTGTCAGAAAATAATGATGCTATTTCTTTAACTAAGGAGATTAGAAAAGGAAATGGATTCTTTAGATATATAGAATTACAATATCATGGTAACATTACTTTAGATGATGTTAATGAGATTTGTTTTACTAAGGATTTACCAGAAGAAGATATAATAAAAATATTAAAAGATAAAAATATAAAGCTATTTAGATTGGAGGATGGAAAAATTGTTGAAGTATTCTAAATTTAAAAAAGCTCTTTTTGGAGTACCTGGGTTTGTTTTTTTTGAACTAGAGGATGGTATGGGGGCTGATGTAGATATTGAAAATAAAGCTATTGAATTAAGACCACTTGCAGATCTTAGAGTCTATAAGAATGTATATACTGGTGAGATTACAAAACCTACAAAAGAAGAAATAGAAAAAGCAAAAGAAGTTTTAGAAAATCCAGATTTTGTAATTAAAGGACCTTTTTATGATGATTTTTATGATAAAGATTCTGATATATATAAATCAGTTCAAAGAGGAGAAAGACTTATTTAAGAGAGTTAAAAACTCTCTTTTTTGTATTATCCCTTGACAAACTCTAATAATTATAGTACAAATAGTATTATAATTATTAGGAGGGGGAGAAAATGAAAAAGATATTAGTTATTTTATTGTCTACATTTTTATTATTCGCTTGTGAGAGTAAAGAAGAGAGAGAGTTAAGAAAAGAAAGTGAAAGAAACTTTAATGTAATTGTAGAAAAATTTGAAGAGCAAAAATATCAAAAAGTTCTTGATGAAATAAAAGAATTTGAAGAAAAATACCCTAATTTTATAAAAAAAGATGAGTTACAAAAAATAAAAGAACAATCAACAATTAAAATTCAAGAAGAAAATAAGAAATTAGAAAAATTAAAAGAAGAAGAAGCTAAAAGACTAGAAAAAGAAAAAATAAAAGAAGAAAAAAAGATGGAAGTAAAAAAAGAAATCTTTAGTATGCTAAATAATCTTTCTCAAAAATATGATGAATTTCAAGATGTAACTTGGGTAACTAATAAAAGAGTAGAGAATAATATTTCTGTTTATGGTGGCTTTGATGGAAAAACTTATATAAAACCAATATTTTATAGATTAGTTGTTAGTTATTCAGGTAAAGATTGGATATTTTTTGAAAAGATGATTGTTATAACAGATTCAGGAAAATATGTGATAAATTTTAAAAGGTTAGAACAAAAAACAGATGTAGGATATGGATATGTTTATGAAACTTATGATGTTTTTTTAGATAATGTAAATAAAGGAATTGTTATAGCAATGGTAAATTCAGATAATGTTAAAATAAGATTAGAGGGTAGAGAAAATGTTTATGATTTTACTTTGACAAAAGCAGATAAAGCTGGATTAAAGACAATGATTGACTTAATGGATAAAGAACAAGAATTATCAGAAATAAAATAGGGGGATATATGAAAAAATATTTAATTCTTTTATTTACAATATTTTCTTTTTCAATCTTTGCCGAAAAAGCTAATGTTACATTAGATATTCAAAAGTTATCAAAGTATTTTAAAGAAAGTAAGATAGAAATAGTAAAAGGAGAATTTATTGGTATTAAAAAAATAAATGCATCAATATTAATAAGTTTTTTAGATGAAGTTGATTATGAAGACTACAAAAAAGATATAATGAAAAAATTAATAGAAGAAGATGATTATTATATTTTTGATGAAAAAGAAAATATGATAACATTTTTAAAAGGTAAGAGTTCATATGTTATTAAAACAGACCCTAATGTGAATATACAATTTACAATAATAGCTCCTATGAGTTATTGGATAAAAAATGAAGCAGAAAGTGATATTCAAAAAATATATAAAGTAGTAGAAACTAATGACTATTAAATAAAGGGGGATATATGAAAAGGAAATTTGGAATTTTAGTAATATTTTTACTAATAATTTTAAGTGTTGCAGGATATTTTTACTATAATAAGGTTTATGTTTATAATTTTGTTGATAAAGAAAGAATATTAAATAACAACTTTGAAATAGATAAAGCTACAAGTGATTCTGTTAGATTTACTGAAAAGGGATTAGGATATAACTATATTTTAAAAACTTTTACTTTACAGAAAATTAAAAAAGAAACAACAATTAAAGCTAATTTTTTAACTTCTGAGAGTATATATCCAGAAACTGGTTATAAAAGAATTTATAAAGATGAGGATGTAGCTATTTATTTAAAAAAAGAAAATAGTGGATATTATAACTATCATATAGATAAGTATGACAAAGAGAAAGAAAGATTTATTCAGGTTACTTTTGTTTCAGAAGAAGAAATATCAGATTATAAAATTGATGATTTAATTTTTGAAGCAGAAAGTTATTTAAAATATTGACAATTTGAGAGAGGATAAAACCTCTCTTTTATTTTTTAAAATTTCTCTTGACTTTGTAGCAACAAGATGTTATTATTATCTTGTAGCAACAAAGCGAGGTGATTTTATGAAAGCTACTGATAAAATAAATTCTAATAAAGATTATATGCTTAGAGTTAGAATGGATAAGAATATTTTAAAAAAATTAGATGATATTTCTTCTGATAAAAATAAAAGTCGTTCCGAAACTGTAAGAGAATTAATTGAAAATGAATTTGAAAAAATTAAAAAATAGGAATTGCACTCCCTGAGAAAGATTACGATTCCTATCCCACCAAAGTATTGGTATGTAAATATTATACACTGCATACCTCTATTTTGGCAACTAAAAAATTAAAATGGAGGTATTTTTTTATGGAAAAGCAAAACAAGAATTTTTTATTAACATTTATTGAATTAGCAACAGAAAAAGGAATTTTAAATGATGATATCACAGAACATAAGAAGAAACTATTTAATCTTATGAATGAAGTTGAAGAAAATTATGTTGGAGATAAGAGAATATTTGTGCAACTTGAAAGAGCTATTATAGATGTAATAGAACTAACACAACATAAGTACTTTGATTATGGAAAAATAGGAAATACTATTGATGAAGAATATCAACTTAGTAATTACGACCCATTTAAAAGATTAATGGAGGTAGAAAATGAAGAATAAACAATTACAAATTATAGATGAAAGAGAAGTATTAGGAAAACAATTAAGAATATATGGAGATTTTGAAAATCCATTATTTTTAGCAAAAGATGTTGCTGAATGGATAAATTATGATAAAGAAAAAGTTGGTCAAATGTTAAATACTATTGATATTGATGAGAAAATAACCTCACCGATATATTATAGTGGTCAGGTTAGAAATATGTGGTTTGTTACAGAAGATGGTCTATATGAAGTTTTAATGCAAAGTAGAAAACCAATAGCAAAAGAATTTAAAAAGAAAGTTAAAGAAATATTAAAAGATGTTAGAAAATATGGAATGTATGCCACAGATGAATTATTAGACAACCCAGATTTAATAATAAAAATGGCAACTAGATTAAAAGAAGAAAAGACAAAAAATAAAGAGCTTGAAGATAAGATGAAAGAAGATAAGCCAAAAGTATTATTTGCTGAAGCAGTATCAATAGCGAAAAATACCATATTAGTTAGAGAAATGGCAAAATTAATAAAGCAAAATGGAGTTGATATGGGAGAAAAAAGACTATTCATTTGGCTAAGAGAGAATGGATATCTAATAAAGAAAATAGGAACAGATTATAATATGCCAACACAAAGGTCTATGGACTTAGGATTATTTGAAATAAAAGAAAGTCCAGTTCTTCACTCAAGTGGAGAAATTGAAATAAGTAAGACACCAAAGATTACTGGTAAAGGGCAGCAATATTTCTTAAATATATTTTTAAAAGATAAAATAGCATAGATAACAGAAAGCACTTAGTTAATTCTAGGTGCTTTTTTATTGAAAAGGAGAGTGATTATCTTCAAATAATTTCAATTATTATAAAAGATAATTCGTGTTTTTAGTATTATACACGTAAAAGAATAAGAGCTAAATTGTTGACATACAACGTTAAAAATGAAAGGAGCAAATAAATGAATAAAGATGAATTAATTAAGTTAGGACTAACAGAAGAACAAGCAATGAAGTTAATGGAAAAATATGGGAATATGATTCCACAAGGTAGATTTAATGAAGTTGTAGAAGAAAAGAATAAGTTAAAAGTAGATTTAACTGAAAGAGATAAACAATTATCAGAATTGCAAAAGAACAATTCAAGTAATGAAGAATTAAAAAAACAAATTACTGAATTACAAGAAAAGAATCAAGCTAGTGAAAAAGAATATCAAGAAACATTAGCTAAAATAAAACTTGATAATGCTTTAGAACTTGCTTTAACAACTGCAGGAGCTAAAAATAATATAGCTGTAAAAGCATTATTAAAAATGGAAAATATAAAAATGGATAATGACAAGGTCATAGGTTTAACTGAACAAATAGAAGAACTAAAAAAGACAAGTGATTATCTATTTAAGGTTGAAGAAAAAACACCACCAGCACCAGCAGGAACAACACCAGCTAATCCAAATGGTAGTGGAAACCCTGCTGAATCTAAAGTAACATTAGGTAGTGCTTTAAGTGCATTTTATAAAGGTATTAATTAAAAATTTTAGGAGGTAAAATATGCCAGCAATAACATTAGCAGAAGTAAGACAAGGACAATTAACAGATCTAGAAAAAGGAGTAATTGATGAATTTACAAGAGGAGATTATTTATTTCAAGCAATACCATTTGACCCAATAGCTAACCCAATAAAAGGTGGGGCAGGTTGGTCAGCGTCTTATGTACATTTAAGTGAAGAATCTCAAACAGGCTTCAGAGGTATCAATGGAAAGTATGATGATACATTTGCAAAAAAGAAAATGAAAACAGCAGAAGTAAAAGTTTATGGAGGTTCATTCTCTATTGATAGAGCATTAAGAGATCAAGGTGGAGTAGAAAATGAAGTTGCTTTGCAAATGGCTCAATTAATTAAATCTGCAAGAAAAGGATTTTCATATTATTTAATAAATGGATCAGTTGCAACATCAGGAGATCAATTTGATGGATTAGATACATTATTAAAAGGAACAGCTACAGATATGCTAGCTCATACAACAGGATTTGATTTATCTACATTTGCAAAAGTAAAAGAAAATGCACTTGAATTTGCAACAAAATTAGATGAATGGTTATCATTATTAGATGAAAAACCTCATGCTTTAATAGGAAACTCTAAGATGATTACAAAGATAAAAGCAGCGGCAAAAGTTGCAGGGTTATATACTTTAACTCCAACAGCTTATGGATCACAAATTGATTCTTATGATGGTATTCCATTAATCACAGTTGAGAAATATATTCCTAAGGGAGAAACAGTAGCAAAAGAAACAATAACTATTGATAATGCTACTGGAAACACTTCTTTATATGCAGTGAGATTTGGAGAAGATGCTTTATCAGTTGCATCTCCATCTTCTGGAAAAATAATTGATGTAATTGCCCCTGACTTCAATGTAGCTTCTGAACAAGCAAGAGGACTTGTTGAATTAAGAGGAGTGCCTATTCTAAAATCTTCAAGATCTTGTGGAGTATTAAGAAACATAAAAGTACAATAATAGGAGGTAAAATATGTTTATAATAAAAACTAAAAATGAAAGCTATACTGGAGAAATATCTGGTGTAGCTTTTTTAAATGGGATAGCAAAAGTTAAAGACCTATCAACAACTGATATTGAATGGTTTAAATCTTATGGACATACAGTAGAAGAAACAATAGAAGAAGTTACTACTGAAGAAACAAATGTTGAAGAAGCAAAAACAGAAGAAGTTAGTAAAAATAAAAAAGGGAAATAATTATGATAGATATTATTGAAGATAAAGAAAAGATTATACAAGACTTAAAAAATATATTGCTTGGATATAATTATACTTTACAAGATGATGATAAACTATTTGATATTATTTTACCTAAAAACTTACAAAATCTTAAAAATCTATTAAACAGAGAAGAAGTGCCAAATGAATTATACTATGTATTTCTATGTAGATGTGTAGGTGATTTTCTTAACACCAAATATTCCACAAATACTTTGAATATAGATACTCTTAACTTTGAGCCAATGTTAGCCTCACTTACAGAGGGTGGAGTTTCTATGAGTTTTAAGGGTAATACTAATCAAGAAACTTTTTCAAATGTAATACAAGGACTAATAAACTATGGAAAGCAAGAAATATATAGATATAGATTTGTGGGGTGGTAATTATGTTTGATTATGCTAGGAAAATACTAGAAAAAACATACACTGGAAAATGTAATATATATGGTACTGAACTATTTACAGATGAAAATGGAATAACAGATGAAAGAGAAGGGGTATTAGTTAAATCTGATATCCCTTGTTTCTTATCGTATGAAAGTAATCCTGTAGCAATTCAAGGGGATTATGGAGTAGCAACATCTGTAATAAAATTATTTTTAAGTCCAGATATAGAAATTTCTCTAAATTCTGATATTGAAATAACTCAAAATGGAATCACAAAGAAGTATAAACATAGTGGAGAAGTAGCAATGTATAAAACACATCAGGAAATTACTTTAGTTAGTGAAAGGAAAGCCTAATGAAATTAAATATTGATCTTTCTGAATTTAAAAGATTTACTGAGAAAAATGTAAAGCAATTAAAAGAAAACTATGATAAAGCTATTGATGATTCTTTGAATGAGTTAGGTGGAAGGTTATTAAATAAAGTCATAAGAAAAACTCCTGTTGGAAAAAGTATAAAAGGTTTTAAATACTTTGGAAATAAAACAGGAGAGCTTGTAAGATATACAAAAGGTAAAAATAAAGGCAAGTATAAAACTAAAACTGTTATTAATCACATAGGTGGAAATTTAAGAAGAAGTTGGTATGTATCTAAACTTATAAAAAGTAATGATAAAAGGTTTATTACTCTTTATAATGTAGCAAGATATGCTATTTATGTAGAATATGGGCATAGACAAACACCAGGTAGATTTGTACCAGCTATTGGGAAAAAGTTAAAAGCTAATTGGGTTAAAGGTAGGTTTATGATGACTAATTCAGTAACTGAAATTAATAAAATTAGGCAAGCAGTATTTAATAGGAATTTAGCTAAATATATGGAGGATAAGGAGTAATGAAAGTTTTAAATAATATAGCAAAAGCTATCACAAAAAATTATCCTGGTAAAAAAATAAATATCAATGATATAACACAAGGCTTTGAAATTCCTAGCTTTACATTACAATTAGTAAATCATAGGGATACCACAATAGCAGGTGTTAAATTTAATAAAGTTTATACTGTTGATGTTATTTATCATGGAGAGAAGGACAAAGATATATTCCAAGTAGCAGATGAATTAATTGATAAAATCACTCTTGATATTAAGGATTTTAAAATTTTAAATTATGAAATTGAAATAATTGAAAAAGAAGCTCATACAATTGTTGAATTAATGGAATGTAATATCAAAAAAGTTAATCTAGAAGATGATAATTCATTCTATTCTAAATTGAAAAAGGCAGTTGAAAAGATAAGTCAAAAAAAATGTGATTTCATTAATACGGACCTTACAGGAGTAGATTTAAAAAAAGGAATATTTATAATTCAACCTCAAGAATTAAGTGCAGAAACAATTAGTATTAATCATAAAAAGCAATATGATAGAACTATAAATCTAATTTATCTTGAGGATAATTATTTTAATATAATGCCATCTATTAGTTGGTTTGAAGAACAAATGAAGTTGCTATGTGAAGATTTGGAATTAAGAAAAAGTTATATAAATATGGATTACTCAGTAAGTTTTAATTATGGTAATGATGATGAAATTTATAGTGCAATAGTTAATATTAATGCTGAATTAATTGTGAAAGAGAGGTAAAAAATGGATATACAATTTTTAGTTGGAAAACAAACTGCAGAAGGGACTGCTAAATTAACTGGATTAAATCAATTAGATTGTACAAATTATGGTGTAGTACCTAAAGTAAATAAAACAACAAGTAAAGCAATAGGTGCTGGAAGATGGGAAAGAGATGGATTTGTATCAAAAGTTGAAGTCAATGGAGATTTAACTATTGAAGCAACGACAGGGCAATTAGAAATATTATTAGAAGGTGCAGGATTTAAAGGAACAAAAAGTGGAAAAAACCAAGACTTTTTACCTGGACCATTCGATAATTTCTTAACACTTATTTCAAATAATATTGAAGATGACATAGCAGAATATGCTCAAGATTGTTTAGTATCTAGCTTAAAGATAAGCACTCAAATGGAAGCATTTGTAAACGTAACTGCTAATATTCTAGGTAAAGAACACAAGGTACTAAATAATAAAATAAATGCTACTCCTGTTGCATTAAAAGGAGAATCATTAATTTGCTTAGGGGCTATTATAAAAGAAACTTCAACAGATATGACTGCAAAAATAGAATCAATAGATATAAATATTGATAATAAACTTGAAGGAAAAGGGGCTTTAAATACAGTCTATACAACTAAAATTAGACAAGCTGATAGAGGAACAGTTGGGCTTAATTTAACTTTCAATAGTTTTGATAAAGATAGTTATAAAAGTGCTTATGAAATGCTAAGAAAAAATACATCTTATGTTGTAGAAGTTACTTTAGCAGAAACAACAGATCCAACAAAAATAGTTAAATTAGAATTTCCAAATGTAAAAGTTTCAAATGTGGAAGCAACTAATTTAGATGGTGCTGGTGGAATGACAAAAGAATTAACTGCTTATTATGATAAAGCATCACAAACACCAGTTAAAATAACATTTGAAAATTACCATGATGCGTAAGGAGTAGGAAATGAAAAAAGAAAAAACAGAGGATATAAAAGAACCTATTGAAGAAAAGAAAGTTAGTTATATAGTTAACTATGGGAAAGATGGAGATATTATAGCAGTTGAAACAGTAGGAACATTTAGAAATATGATGAATTTCTATAATAAACCACGTGAAACTGTTAGAGTTTTATCAGATGCAAAAGCTTTTGAAACTGTCAAAATTCACTATACTTTTGAAGAAATGCCAGAATTTGAATTATTATTGGCACAAACTTTAAAGATTACTTTAGAGAACAAAGAAGTAGATAAAACAGCTGAAAATTTAATGAAATTCTTTGATAAAGAGCCTCATACTTTTCAAAAAATATTAGATGAAATAATGAAAAACTCTGAAAATAGGGGTTTCAAGATATAGAACAAGTCTACTATAAGGCTTGTTCTTTTTATATGAGAGGACACAAGGCAGCCAATAAGGATAAATATCAAAAAATAATTAATGATATTCATAGATACAATATGTACTTTGAAACTAAAGGTATGGATAGCTCATATTACTATATACATAGATTACCTTTAAATCTTGGTTATGATGATCATCCTTATTGGCTTATTGAAAAAATCAATTTTATCTTAAGAGTAACAAATAAAATTTATTCAGAAATGAGAAAAAGGGGAAGTTAATATGAGTGATAAGAAATTAAAGACAGTTATAGAAGTTGTTGATAAGTATTCAAAAGAATTAAAAGACTTCTCTAAAAAAATAAATGAAACAAATGATGAGTTAAAGAAACTACAAGATAATTTTGGAAAAGGTAGTGATGGAGCTAAAAAGTTATCTGATTCATTAGGAATGATAAAAAAAGTTGGAGTAGCTGCAGCAGTTTTATATGTTGGAAATAAAATAAAAGATCTGGGAAAGTTTGCAATAGAAAGTGCATCTAAAATGGATGAATTAGCAAATGTAACTCAACAAGTTTTTGAATCTTCTACAAAAGAAATTGAACAATGGGCGAGAACTATTGATAAGGAAGTAGGTAGAAGTATTTACCAAATGCAAAATTTTGCTAGTGTATATGGTTCAATGTTTAAAGGTGCAGGATTTGATACTTCATTTTTTAAACAAATATCTAAGGATTTAGCAACTTTCACTGCTGATTTTTCTTCTTTCTTTAATGTTACTGATGATGAAGCTTTTACAGCAATAAAAGGAGCATTAACAGGAGAAACAGAAGCATTAAAAAGATATGGATTAATTTTAAATGATACTACTATGGCGGAATATGCTTTATCTAAAGGTATAAAAGAAAAATGGCAAGAATTAGATACAGCAACAAAAATGCAACTAAGATATAATAAGTTAATGGAAATGACTACATACATTCAAGGGGATGCTAGTAGAACTATTGATGGATATGCTAACTCATTAAAGAAAGCAGAAGGATTAATAGATAATATTGCAACAGCTATGGGGCAAAAACTATTGCCATTTGCTACTAAAGTTGTTCATATGTTTAATGGAATAGCAGAAGCTGTAGATAACATGTTAAGTAAAAAATCAAGCACTGATTATTTATTTGATTTTGTAAAAGAAAAACAAAATCTAGATGATTTAAAAAATAGATATATAGAATTATCAAAAATGTATCTTGAAGGCTTAGGAACTCCCGAAAGTGAAAGAGAAAGAAATGAAATATATGAAAGATTATTAGCTATGTATCCTGATTTAATTGGTAAAATAGGGAAAGAGGCAGAAGCTTATTATAAAGTTGCAGAAGCCATTGAGGTAGTTATAAGACAACTAAAAGAAAAAGCATTGGCTGAATACGCTAGTGATAAATTTAAAGAAATTATTGCTGATACAGATAAAGATTTAAAAACTGTTCAAGAAAAGCAAAAAGAAAGAGAAGAACAAAGATTAAGATTATTAGCAGAAACTGGAGTTGATTATAGTAAAATAAGTCCAAGAAAACTAAAAAAAATAAATCAACTTTATGAAAAAGCTGCTAATGGAGATGAAAAAGCACAAGAAGAGTTAGGGAAATTAACTAGAAGATATGGTGGTGGAACAAAAAAAGGATTTGTTAAAACTGGAAGTGCAGGGATAATTGAATATGCTAATAATGAAAAAACCAGAAAAAATATAAGTGATGAAGCTCAAAGAAAAGCAGAGGAAAATTTAAAAAAAAGAACTGCTGAATTTGAAAGAGGCTATAACTCATTAGCAAATACTTTAGATGTGGTATCAAATTCAAATTTAAGCAAAACTTCTACAACAAGAGAATTTGAAAGAAATATTAAAGAGTTAAAAGGAAAAGTACAATCAACTAAAGATAAATATAAAGAAATAAATGAATTGGATAAAATAGCAACTGAAAATGCAGAACAAATATTATCTAATTGGAAAAATGGTAAATATAATAATGCTAATTTAAAAGAACTAAAAGAAATTTATAAAAAAATAGTAGCTTCTGGAATAGATCCTGTTACTGCTTCTGAAATTCATTCTAAAATAACTCAATTAGAATCTCTTGAAGGAAAAACAGGGAAAGTAGCTAAAGCAACTAAGGCTATAAAAGGTCATAGTAAATCAATAGCTAAAGATGTTAAAGATATCTATGGTGCATTTCAAAAAGATATGCAAAATCAGATAAACTATGATGATATTATAGGAACTTCTGATATAGATAAAATCAAAAATCAAATAAGTATTTTAAAAAGATATATAAAAGAAGCAGTTGATAATGGAAATATTGATTTAGCTAAAAGCTTGCAAGTTCAATTACAAGAAAAAGAATTTAAGATTAAAAAATTTGATATTGATGAAGCTTTAGAAGATGTTAAAGAAAAATTAGAAGATTTAGAAATAAATTTAAAAAAAGGAAAAATATCAGAAGAAAACTATCATGAGGAAAAAGCTAAAGTTCTTGGAGACTTAATAAAAACATATGAAAAGCATAATATTAACTTAGAAAATTTATCTGAAGAAGATGCTAAGTATTTAAGAGAAAATATTGAAATGGCAAAACAAAAGAAAAAAGCATCAGAAGATGAAGTAGAACATTTACAAGAAATAGCAATTAAATTAAAAAAAGTAAATGATTTAATAGATAGTATAAATATATTAGCTTCTAATTTCTCCCAATTAGGACAAGTTGCAGGAAGTAAAACAATAAGTAATGTTGGAAGTATATTAGGAAATTTTGCTAATATAGCAACATCTTATAAAAATTTTGACATGAAATCAATAACGAAAATGTTTTCAGGTGGAATAGATAGTTTTACTTCAGGAATAACATCTATAAGTTCTATTGTTGGAATAGCAACTGGGGGATTAAGTATTGTTAAAACTTTAGGATCAGCATTAGGTTTTGGAAAAGGTAAAAAGAAAGCTGCTGAAATAGATAAAAGAAATCAAGAAAATACAAATAGATATAATGAGCAGATAAAAGCTATGCAAACTTTGACAGAAGTATTAAAAAGAAATAATGAAATAGTAAAGAGTTTTTCAGATAAAGTACTTACTGATATTTCTAAAAATCCAACACTTTCTTATATTTCAAGTGGCAATAGAAACATTGACTTATTTAAAGATGCTATGTTAAGTGGAAAACATTTCAATGATATTTCTGCGTTAGAAAAAGGGTCATCTAAGTACAGAAAAGGTTTTAGGAAGAAGAGAAAAGATACATATACTTCTGTAAATATTGGAGAAGCACAGTTATTAAAATATTTAGGTTTTGATAAAACAGAGTTAGATGCTTTTTCTGATGGAGAAATAAGGCAATTAAATAATATTTTAAAAAATATATCTCATAATGATTTAGTGAGAGCAACTGGAAGGAATTTAACTGAATCTAATTTAGAAGAATGGAAGAAACAAATATCTGAGTTTGTATCACAATTAGATTTATTGGAAAGAGAAAAGAAAGATTTATTTAGAGTTTCAACTCTTGAAAGCTTTACTGGAATAGATTATTTATCTGAAAAGAAATTAATTGAAGAATACACTGAGCAATTTAAAAAAATGGGACTTGTTGGAGAGCAATACAATTCTACTATTAAAGAAATGGCTAAAAATAACCAAGTTTTAGTTACTGCTATGCAAGATGTAAGAGCTCAAACGATTGAAGGTTTAGCTAGTGGTAATGGTGGGTTTGTAACATCAATGAAAGGTTATTTTGAAAAAATATTTAAAAATGCAAGTTCAATTGCTTATGATGTAGCTTTTTCTGATTTAGATAGTTATTTTAATGAAGAATTTCAAAAAATTTCTGAAAAGATGGTTAACATTAAGAAAAGTGGAAGGTTAGATTTTAATGATTTACTTACTGGAGTAGACTTTAATAAGTTAAAATTAGCTGAAGGAATAGAAACTCAAGCTAAAAAATCTATTGATACAATTAAACAATTTTTATTAAATAGAGGTATTGATATTTCTATTATTAATAAAATACTTCCAAATTCAGATTTTAATGATAAATTAAATGATATGAAAAATGCTTTAAGTACTGCAATGAATGATGCTCAAAAAGAAAAGAAATTTGATACTTTTTCAAAAACTTTAGGAGAGTCTTTATATGAAAGTACAAAAGCTAGTTTAATAAAAGCATTTTCTGAAAGTTCTGTATATCAAGGTTTAATATCTAAGTTTGTTAATACTCAAGATATGAAAGCAGAGATAGAGAAAGTTGGAACATTTGAAGGAGCATTTAACATCATCAAAAATAAACTAAAAGATTTTGGTTATAGATTAGAGAGTAATGGACTAGGTGGATTTGATGCTATAAATAATAAAGATAGCATTGAAAATCAACTAGGGAATGCTTATTATCAGGATAAATCTTCTAATGTAGAAATTAAAGTTACTAATAATTTCTATGAAAAGGTTTATGGAGTGGATGATTTAGAAGGTAGAATTTTAAAAAGTGTGAATATAGGTATAGAAGCTTGGACTAAAAAGCCAAAAGTAGCACCATAGGAGGAATAAATGCAAAAGTTGAGTATGGAAATAGATAGTCATCTATATGTGGCTAAAATAACTAATATATCTAAGAATAACGATATAACAGAGTATATAGATAGTTGTAATATTACTTTACCTAAAGCAAATGAAATTTCTTCTATGGAAGCTAATTTTATTCTTGATGAAAAGTTAGTCGATACAGGAAATGAAGTTAAAATAGAAATTATTGATGAAGTTGGAAATATCTTATATACACTGGAAGGAATGGCAACTCTTGAAAAAAGAAATAAGAGTTATACAGGGAATGAAACCTGGACCTATTCTATAAAAGATAGTTATGAAAAGTTATTTGATAAGGTAGTACCTGAAACAATGGTTTTCTTTGACTTATTTTTTTGTAATGTAAATGATAAAAGTAATTCTTTACTTCATATTGTAGCAAATAAATTAGGTTTTAGAGAGGACCAGGTTGATTTTAAAGACATAATATTTAATGATGGGAGCTTAATAAGAGTTCCCTTTGTTTTATTTGAGCAGGATGAAAGATGGGTTGATATTTTACAAAGATTTATAAAAGCTACAGATAGTATTTTATATATAAAAGATAAAAAGCTTTTTTCAAGACAAAAAAGTTTTAATGTCAATGAGGATTTGAGACTCAATAAAACTAATATTATAACTGAAATTGAAGAAGCTTTTAATTCTAATTTATATAATGGAATTCGTGTAACTTATGATAGATTTTTGAAGTTAGATAATCGTGTAGTATTTGATTTATCTCAAAAAATAATAGTTGATAAAAATAAACCTGTAGGCAGTCAAGATATTCAAAGTATGAAAATAAGTTATTCAACTTCCAGTGTTGCTAATCCTACTTTAACAAAAGCAACGGCTTATTATTTTATTAGAGAAGACGATGTAAATAGTAAAGTTGATATTTTACTTGTGAAAGGAACTCATTATACAGTTGAGGAATGGAAAGAAACACAGGCAATAGTTAAATTTTTTAATCCTTATCCTTATAAACTATATATAGAAAACTTTGAAATAAAAGGGCTTCCACTTGTGAAATATGAAAATAATGAGTCAGTTATTAAAAATCTAAATATTATAGAGAAAAATCAAGAAAACTTTGTATCTATACAAAAAAATAGAGAAGTTCAAACTGAAAAACTTGCTAAACACATAGCATTATCTGAGTATAGAACACAGATATTAAATAATAAAACTTTTAATTTCAGCACTCATTTTTTAAAAGATATTGAACTAGGGGAAGTTTATAACTTAGAGATTGAAGATATTGATACTATTGTGAGAGTGACAAATATTCAAATATCTTTAAAACCAGCTGAATTTGAAATGAGAATAGAATGTAATTGTATTGAAAATGATGATAATTTTATATACTCTAGTACTTTATCAGGAAAAAGTAATAATAACTTTATAGATTTAAAATCTCTTGAAGAAAAGATAGATGAAAATAGTAAAAATCTAAAAGTTTTAGATAGAGATGTAAGGAGTAAGCTTTTTAAACAAAAAACAGAACCTAATTTAGCAGATGTAAAAGAAAATGATATTTGGCTTAATCCTGATACAAATGTCTGGAAGAAATTTTATAACGGAGGATGGAACTCTATATCTGAAACAGAAATTTTACCATCTATGAAAATGTATAACTCTATTGATGGAAATATTATAAAACTACAAGGAACAGCTGATAAGGTTGGAGCATATCTTTTAAATGAAGGTGAGAAATTTGGAAGTCTTAATGGAGAACTTGCACATGTAACTTTTGATAAATTAGGACAATTTGAAGCAGAAAATCCTAATAATAGAGTTGCTTTAAATATTAAAGATCCAGCTAATCCTAGTGTAGTAACTTCTCAAATATTACTTGGAGTTACTGATATTACAGATGAAAAATACAAAGATGTATCTTTTCAAGTAGGAGATGAAGCTACAGGGCATTATATTCAATTCAAAAATAATCAAGCTAAAGTTGTTGAAGCTGGAAAAAGTATAACTGATTTAAATACTTCATTAGAAAATGGAGATTTTACTATAACTGGTAGAACCAATTTTGATGGTTCTGCTAGGTTTATTAGTCGTGGAACAAATGAAGTTATAACTATTGCTAATGGTGCTATTGATTTTTACAGAGATGGACAAAGACTAACAAGAATTAAAAATATTAGATATGGGACCATAGCAACTGATAGTTCTGGAAGTGGAGTTGTGAATTTTGAAGGTTTTAAGCAACCTATGATAGTCCTTCCAACTATAAAATCTGCAAATTTTGGAAAGAATATGGCAAGTATATTTTGTTATGCTGAGCATTTAAGTGGAGTTTCATATCGTTTCTTTATAGGTGGAACAAATGAAAACTATAGAGATGCTAATGCTATTAAAGCTATGGGGACTAGTTGGAGTACAAATAATGCATTTGTCACAACACTTTTAGGTATAACAGGTTATTTAGATGGGAAATACTATAAAGGTAGCTATAAAGAACTTGGTGTAAATATAAAAGAAACAACAAAGAATGGGGAAAGAAAAGCAATCTTAAATGTTTTAAAAGTACCATCATTTAATGTAAAAGTTAAAAGAAATGGGGAAGTTATCTTTGATAAGAATTATTCTATTAATATAAATCATAAAGAACTACCTTATCGAATAGAGTATAGTATAAATCCATTAAGTATTGATGTAAATTTTAATATTCTAAAAAAATTTACAAATAGAACAAATATTACTTACACTTTAGAAATTACAATTTTAGAAAGTAATTTAGAAGTAAGTGGAGAATTTTATACTTCACATGGAAATAATGTTGGAAAAGATCCATCAGGGATAAAATATGAATATTATCAATATAGAGGCGTTATATATAGTATAAACAACTCATCTTTTAAGAACTTATCGATAACTGCAAGTGCAGAAACTTCAACAATATCATCTGCAACTGGAAGTGGAGAAGTACAATACATAGCAATGGAGGTCGATTAATATGTATTTTTATTTGAATAAAGAAAATTTGTTAAATGGAGAAGTAGTAATTGTTTTTCAGACAGAAAATCAAATACCAAATTATAAGGAAATAATAAACTTTGGAGAATTAGTAGAGTTTAAAGGTGATAATATCCCAGCTGTCTGGGAATATTCAAAATCTGAAGATATTTTATATGATATAAATGATAAGCCTAGTCCTTATCATGTATTTAAAAATAAAAAATGGATAGTTGAAGATAAGGACGGGTTTAAAGAGTATTGCAATACAAAAATTAACACAATTAAGAATGAAATACTTGATTATGGATTTGATTATGAAGTAAATAATGTAAAACATAGGCAGAAATGCAGGGTAAAAGATATAACTTTTATGGCAATTACTGCTCTTGTTATGTTTCTTGTAAAGACATTCTTACATAAAGATATAACAAGAACATGGTATTTTGAGGATGATTTTGGATATGAAATGGATATGGTAAAGTTAGTTCAATTAATGTTTTATGGAAGCAACTTTGTTCAATCTGTATACGATACAGAGAACTTTTTTAAACTATTAGAAGAACCTAAATTAATAAATAAAGATGACTATTTAGTTAAAATTAAAGAATTTATGGCAGGTGGTAACTAATGGAGCATATAACAAATGTTTTAGTTTATTCTAATCGTTGTGAAGTTCTAGATAGTCATGTGTTTACAGTTGGAGATAAAGGTTTTCCACATATAAGACTTAAATTTATTTATATGTTTGGAGCAGAAACACTCGAGGGAAAGCAATTAGAACTTAAATACATACTTCCAGATAAAAGTTATCAAGTTGAAACAATATCTGTAACTGGTGAAAATGAAGTATTATTTCCTATCCATTATAGTGTTTTTGTTAATGGTGGTTGGACTACTCTAAAAATAACTATTGTGGAGGGTGCAAATAGAATAACTTTAGATGACATAATTATAAAGACTAAAAAACTAGAAGCCGAGCAAGAGTTCCAACATAAAGATGTTAAAGCTATTGTTCAAACTGAAATAACTAAAATATCTAAAAAAATAAAAGAATTTGAAGAAGAAACAAAGATTGAACTTAATACTTTAAAAACTAATCTATCTCAAAATCTAGAAACAGAAAAAAATTCTAGTATTGAAGCATTAAAAGAAGCATACACTAATGAAATGAAAAAGTTAGATGTTGATGTGAAAAAAGTTGTAACAAAATATTTAAAAGAAAATACAGATACATTTAATGGAGAAATAACGGCATTAACTAATTTAGTAAATAATAAAGAAAATGCTTTTAGTAAAAATACAGCTTTTAATAAAAATTTTGGAACAACAGCAGATACAGTTTTAGAAGGAAATAAGTTAGATGAAATAAATGAAAAATTTAAAACTGTTAATAATGGAATAGATGCTAAGTTTAAAGGTGTTGCTGGAGGTAAAGTAAATCTTAATTTTATTCAAGATCCAGGAGAAAAAATTGAAGGTGAATATTATTTAGATAAAACTTCAGGGAAATTACATAGATGTATTAAAAGAACATCTAGTACTGTTAATTCAGCTGAATATTTTAAAGATTATTCATTAGAAGCTATTATAAAAAATCTTGAAAGTTTAACAGAAACTGGTAGTAATGAAAAAGGAAGTTGGTTCAAAGATAAAAGAACTGGATTGATTATACAATGGGGATTTATAAATTTAACTGTTACAAAGCAAGATTATGAAGAACACTTTATAGATTTACCAATCCCTTTCCCTAATAGTTCATATAATACATCTGCTGCAAGAAATTATTACTACCATGATATAAGTGATGGTAAATGGAGTTGTGTTCCTATTTCAAACAATAAAATAAAAATTTTAACATCTGGATTTACATCTAATTTGGGGAAATTTGATGGATATTTTTGGATAGCGATAGGAAAATAAAATAGAGGTAGTTTACTATAGCTACCTCTTTTTAAATGTGTTATATGACTTCTCAGAAGGTCATTTTTTTAAGGAGGTATATATGTTTGTTTTATCACAAGCAAGCTTAGATAAATTGAAAGGTGTACATCCAAACTTGATTAATTTTTTTAAAGAATTAATTTTAATAAGCCCTTGGGATTTCAGAATTTTAAGAGGTGTAAGTACACCAGAAGAACAAAATAAGTTGTACCAGCAAGGTAGAACTATAAAAGGATTAAAAGTAACAAATTGTGATGGATTTAGAAAAAAGTCTAATCATCAAATCAAATATGATGGTCTAGGTTATGCAGTTGATATTGGGGTTATAATTAATGGAATTTATAAAGGAACTTGGAAAGACTTCCATTATTATCAAGATATCTACAATATAGCTAAAAACAATGGACTATTGCAAAAATATAATATTGAGTGGGGTGGAAATTGTTGGAAATCATTTAAGGATGCTCCACACTGGCAAATCAAAGGAGCAGATAAAATAAGTTTTAGATAATAATTGTCTGGCCAGACAAAATTATAAAGTTTAAATTTTAGGAGGTAGCAAAATATGGAAAAAGAATTATTGTGGAATGTGTTGGGGTATGTAGTATCATTGGTAGTGTATTTAGTTTTGAAATGGAGATATGAGGGTAGAGAAGCTGTAAACAGAGAAGCTATTGAGCAAGAATTGGCCATACAAGGAAAAGGATTAGGAGAACTTAAAAAGAAAGCAGTTCAAGAATTCGTTAGTAAGTTACCAACTCATCTAAGAATTTTCATCAATGAAACAACTATAGATGCAGTTGTCAAGGAGTTACAACCTATTTTCAAAAGAATGAAAGAAGGTAAAAATGGAGATTACAAAGCTTAATTTAAAACCTATTAATGACGGTAAATGTATTCTTGAAGCTGACTATATCTATTCAATTAATGGCTTTTTGATAACTGTACCTAAGGGCTTTATAACTGATGGAGCTTCTATTCCTAAAAGTTTACAATGGATATATGACCCATACGGGAAGTATATCAAAGGTGCAGTTATACACGATTATCTGTACTCTAAATACAACGATACAGGAATTAATCGCACTCTCGCAGATAAAATTTTTGATTTCATTATGAAAGAAACAGGAGTAAATGGCAAAACTCGTAGAAAATTCTATGTAGCTGTAAAATATTTTGGTAAAATTTTTTGGCAGGATAAATTGAAGAATGAGGGATACATTGATAGAGCTGTTATTGATAGAACTAAAGAAGCAAGAGAATACTATAAAATATGGAACAATATTTTAAAATTATGAGGTGGTGCTTATGGTTGCAATAACTCAAGAACATTTGACATATGCAGCTGGATTAATTGGTGTTATAGCTTTTATTAG